CGAGTGCATCGGAGTGGGTTTCCATTATCTGTTGTTGTTGAATTGCAACATTTAAAAAATTATTATGTTGATAACCTACTTAGTATTGTTCCAGACGATCAAGTGAATTACGCAAAAGCACAATATGTTAACCGTCAAGATGTTTGGGTGTGATCTGTAGAATATAAAGGGGGTTGTGTGAAATCATATAGCAATGAAGTTCCATCAGCAGAAAAAGTTAAACGTATGGCTCGACCAGTGTTGTTGTTATCAATATTTAACACTGTAATATCTATATTAACGTTAGGTATTGTACTTTATTATCACCTGTAACTTCTTCAGACAAAGGTCTATTGAGATTTATTGAGAAGACCGGGCTATAATATTTTTCAGAAAATCTCTATCCTCACCACACAATTCTTTCTGTTGTAGCATTTCCTCTGGTGTTAAACACTGCTCTGTATTAGTGGGGAGGGGGAAGATGTGTTTGATCTGGTGACACCAACAATCTTCCCTAGTAGTACACTTAACCTCCACGAGTGGTACGTGGAGGTTTTTCGTATCTGAAGTCTCTTTTATGAGCAAAGACTCACACCGCAATTTTTACAAAGACGGCAACCTTCGGAAAAGATTATACTATCACTCCCACACTCAGTGCATTTTTCATCCTCTGCCTTTTCACCGTCCATAATATAACTACTCAAGAATTTTTTAATTTGGAAAACAAAGGTGCCTACATAGGCATCTTCCACTCTATCGAGAGTTGCGACGATATTTTTAATAAGAACACCATGGCGAAGCAAGAAACTAACCATTCTGGTAATTTTACTTGAGTTATTATCTGTTCGAATTTTATCAGACACTACGTCACGGTGGCGTTTTGGGATTTTTTTCTTTTTCGCTAATTTCATTAACAACTCAACCGTTTCCGTCGCCACAACATTTTTTTCTAAGGCGTTCGTTTTGACAAATAACGCGAACGGCCGGTTGTTGTCTTCATGGTAAACGACAGTTAAATACCATTTTCGTTTTTCTGCCCTAAGAATCTTAACTACGGCGGGGGATGAGTCGGGGAGTTTAACATCATCTAAGATTATTTCCTCACCATTCGAAGCAAGACTCTCTTTTGATGATAGCACTGTGGTCATTGTCCCAGCTCTATACGTAGTCAAACCTTTAATATATCCTGTACTATATGCATCCAAATACAATCCCTTGAAGTCTTCAAACTTAAAGTTGTTCGGTAGATTTGTAGTTTTGGATAACGATGAATCTACATATTTAGCGAACCCCTTTAATTCGTTCAGATGATCATCTACGCTCAGTAATTCTGTAGTGGCTGCCCAATCAGCAGTACTATCCCACTCACCCATCCGTTTAAGATGTCGAACTCCATAATCTTCACACAAAACTTCTTTGGTTAGACCACGATTCCTATCAATCTTATACACCACTCCATAGTCATCTACTCCACGCAAGATTGTCTCATCTCCTTCTTTGGCAAGCTTAAACATTTCAGTTTCGTTAAATTCGCCTTCGTACCACTTAGGTGTTACATCGACAATATGATCTGGCATAGTGTTAACAATAACGGTACGGATATATTCATGCATGAATACAGGTTCACACCCGCCACTTGTAATATTTGCTAAAATACTGGTATTACCGGTAGGCTGAACTGATAATAAACTCGAATTTCGAATTCCTGTGGTGGATAACATTTCCATGTACTTCTTAGATAGTCCCAATCCTTTCACAAAAACACCATTTGCATGTTGCTTGGGATCGCATACATCAAACATCCCCTTCTCTACCGCCAAATCAATCGACGCCATGTAAGAGGTCTTTGCTAAAGTAGACATCACTCGTGTCCGTAGATCATTGGCTTTTGGGGAGCCGTACCGAACTTTTAATAACAAGAGAGCTGACCCCCACCCCAACACTCCACATCCAATTCGGCGTTTTGTGGCCATATTAATTGCATATTCTTCGAGTGGAACATCGGAAAGTGTATTAATGTTGTCGAGGAATCGAACCAATATCGTAACGTATTTTTTTATTTTTGTGTAATTAAAATCTGTACGATCTTGGTTTAAAAATTGCGTCAAATTTATAGATCCTAAGTTACAGCACCCACCAGGCGCAAGCATCTGCTCCGCACATGGATTTGTTGCGTAGATATGCTCCTGATAATTTAGTGGATTGTAATGATTAGCCCGGTCCATAAACAATATTCCGGGTTCTGATCTTGAATATGTTGACTTCATTATTTGGTTCCACAACTCAACTGCGGATACCGTAGCGTGTACGATAATTGGATACCCCTTTTCCTCCCAGGTAGCAATGTCTCCGGTCCACTCGGCTTTGTACTTTGCAAAAGTGGTGTCGGGAAACCGTAATAGCCACTTATCAAGTTCTTTATATGCAGGATCATCTGGAGACATGGACGACAATGTAGTGATTTTATTCATAAACTCATCTGTGCAATTTACAGACATGTTAAATTTGGTAAGCCTCCCCGCGATCTGTTTGGCGGTGATGAATTCATTAATATCAGGATGCCAAATGTCTAATATAGCCATCATTGCACCCTTTCGGATCTTCCCCTTGGCCTTTGAGTTCCTAGATGATTGCCCCGATCCCGAGGTAATGATTTCAGATGATTTATCAAATAACTCCATGTATTTAACGGAACCTGGGGTTTCTACCCCGATCCCATGAATGAAACTTCCACGAGGACGAATATAACTGAAATTTTCCCCCCACCCACCTTCAGCTTTCAACGTGTTTGCTTGGTTGTGAACCGTCTTCAGAATATTATCAAGAGAATCAATGTCATAATCATCTCTGGGAGCGGTGAAGCAATTAATCATTGTTGTTCCGTGCCAATCTGTGCCTGCATTTGAGTATATTCGCCCACCTGGAGTCACTTTAAATTCTGATAACATGTTAAAAAAGTTCTGTTCCCACTCCTTTCTTAATTCTTGGGATTCCACCCCCGCAACTGCCTTAGATACCCTTCGAAATGTGTCATCCACATTCTCATCATTATGATCTTTATATGTACTGGCCCACACCTCTTCTGAGAATGAATCTTCAAACTTTGTTGTCATTTACTAATCCTTTTTTATTTTATTTTATTTGCAATTATTCTGTTTCAATATTGTGTTTTTTAGGTGTTCTAGTCCCTCTCCACCACAGATTGTATCACTACTGTATATTTCAGAATAGTATACCTTCTTTATTTTGGTACACGCAAGTACTTTTGCACCATTTTTACAGGGGCGATAGTTAAGAACACAATGGTGTCAGTTCCAGATTCTGCAGACCCTGCTAATTTACCATGGGTGGGAAAGTTTTGCATACGCGTGTGCTGCGCTTCCATATGGGCTAGGGGTGGGCCGATTTCATTCCTGACAATTCCTGTAGTATTATGTGGACTATAATGTCGAAGTCGTTTAATATAATCAACAACGAAATTATTTATTTCATGGTGATATTTATGAAAAAATTTACTAGCATTCAACAGTTCCAGCAGGCAGTTAAACAAATGCAACTGACCTGTGACTATCATAACGAGACATCTGAGAGTGGAAGTGATTGTGTCGAAATGCCAATTATCGAATATTCAGGGACAGTAAAATTACATGGCTCTAATTTAGGGCTCCGTAGACATAATGGCCAATTCATACCCCAAAGCCGCACGCAAGTGTTGGGAGGGGATAACGATTGTTATGGATTTGCAGCACATATTCGTTCGATACCCGAATCCGAACTTCATTCGATGTTTGATCAAGTATATGGAACTTCATCAGATGTTACAATATTTGGTGAATGGATAGGTCCTGGGATACAACGAAAAGTAGCTGTTAACGAGTTTCCGAATAAGCAGTGGGTATTATTCGGTGCTTGGGATGACAATGCACAGCAATACATTAAAATTCCCAGGGGAGTTGAGATTCCCAATCACCACATTTACAATATAGGAAGAGTTCCGACATTTTCAATTACAATCGATTTTAAAAACCCTGGGGATGTTTTGGAAGAACTAGAAACTTTGACGTTAAAGGTGGAAGAACAGTGTCCTTGGGGAAAGCAATTTGGAATCGAGGGTGTTGGTGAGGGTATTGTTTGGACTCCAACAACAAACTACCATGATTCACAGTTGTGGTTCAAAGTTAAGGGTTCACGGCACAAACGCGGTAATAACACTCACCAAAAAGAGACGTTGGACCCGATCGTTCATCGAAACGTAACTACCCTAATAGAATTAATTTTGCCTGAGGATAGGCTATTTCAAGGGTTGGAACACCTTAGTGAGTTGGGACTGCCAGTTGACCTTAAGAGCACTGGTTCGTATTTGAAATGGATTAATACTGACATCCGCAAGGAAGAGATGCATCATGTAGATGCTAGCGAGTTTGATTGGAAATTCTTAGTGCCAGGTGTTAATGAGCGAGCAAAACGCTTCTTCTTTGAGCAATGTAACAAGGCTTGTGTGATGTCATTAACATAAAAGTCGTACAAAACGCTTGCCACTGCCCTTAAAATCCAGGAATATAAATCGTAACCACTCAGAAAGATATGCATTAACCAAAATGGGTGGGTTTTTACGCCTTTCATTAACCTTAGTACGGAGTTATCCATGAAAAAAGAAGAGAAAGAATTTAACGCAAGCCGAGCTTGTTTTCACCTAAAAAGAATGTTTGATGCGGCGACTAGAGCAATGCCTCGTGCTGCTCGACCGAAGGAAAAAGATGGTAGGTTCCTCCCCAATCAATTGTATCGTCTTGAACAGGATTTCGCTTATATGTTGGATGAGATTCAACGAGGACCTTTGTTCTCAGCAAAGAAATCTATAAACGATGCTAATCAGTTGATTGAGTCGTTAGGCGGTTAACCGTTTAAGGGCTTCGGCCCTTTACGGCAACCAGATACTGTTGCTACCAAGTTGTTATGGCAGATCGCTTCCATGTGTTTGTTGCTGTACATACATACACATAGTTTACATCCCAAGCGATTTGTCCGACAGCTCCCGTATCTGTAGCTGAGGCAGGTGTTTTTGCTGTCCGAACACGAACGGTATCATCATTTATGTCGAGTTTTTGTGTTGGAGAGGGGGTGTTAATACCAATATTGCCACTCACATCGATTGTTACTCGATCAATTCCAGTAGTGCGGAAGCGTAGTTCGGGATCAGTTGTTAGGTTGTCGATCCCACCCACATATATTATATTAGCAGTTGAATCCATTCCTACGATTCGAGTGGTTTCAGCACCCGAATTTTCAGCTCCGATGTATGAGTTCGCGCTCAAATAATCTGTAATATCACTTCTTAAGAACTGAAGACTGTCCAATCCATCCAACGATCCAGCATCATTGTTGGCGGCAGGTGAAACCCAACTCGTTCCGTTATGAATATACAACTTATTCTCGTCCGTTCGAAAGAACATTTCCCCACTATTTGCCGCACTTGGAAATATGGTTCCAGTTGGTACAGTTAAGTTTATAATTTCCGATCCTTCCGGAATCCCCAAGCCATAATGCTTCATACTTTCTCCAACAATTGCATGGTTATAAATACTTTTATGCGTGTATCTGATATATTTACCAGAAGTAACCAAATTCCAAAACTGGACACACAGTTGTTGCGGGAATGTACCCAGTTCATCTGTGAAAGTGGTGACCACCCGTTAATCAAAAATTTACCGATAGGTTACAACGATTTGCATAAAGTTAAGGTGAGATTTCGGAAGCAACAGGATGCGTTTGATTCAACGTTTAATAAAGCATTTGAAGGAAATATCCCGAACTTGGTACAACGTGCTATTTTTGCATACGGATCCAAAGACCCAACCCTTCTTGAGGGATCTGAACCATTTTATATTTTTCCGAAGAACGGATATCACTACTTTTATAGTCAGGATGTTAAGTCCTCCAACAAAGAATACCAAGCTGCCTTTGCTATATTCCTTGAGAAAGTTGGTGATGATGCGGCAGATATCTTTTCTGAATTATTAAAGTATAATTACGTATCTGAGAATTTGAATGAGGGGATTTCGAGCGGTAAAGAAATCATCCTTTATAGAATTCCTTATTTTTATGCCGTGCGGGCTTCAATACTTGAATATGATCACTTGTTGACATTACTACAGTAACTCATTATAGTAGGTCAACGATTGTATATGGAGCCTATATGTTAGATCATGTTGACCACACCTTTGGACCCGGTGAGACCATTCGTGCAATTATTCGAAAACTTAATCAAATGGCCGTAGATGATTACGATCTTAAAATGCTTGTGAACGAGTATAACAAATTAAATAAATTTGTTGTTCCTCGGCCGGGTGATAAGGTTAAAATTCCAATTTTCCGTAGAATTGACAGTGAGAATGCGTGTGAGTGAATTATTACAATTCATATTTGTCGACTCTGATCAATACGTAAAGTGGAGCGCAAACATACCAATCATTTTAAGCGCTGTCTTGGTTTCAGTATCACCCACCCTAATGAATCGGTGGTGGGCGTTTTTAGGTTTCCTTTTCGGACATGTAGTGTGGACGTCAAGTGCCATATACAGTGGTGATGTAGCGCTACTAGCTTTGAATGGGTCTTTTATCCTACTCGACTTATATGCAATAATAATTAGAACAACCTTTAATAAATACAGGAGAACGGAAAATGAATGACGTTAGAATCTTTAAGTTAATCAGTGGTGAAGAGATCATTGCACGGTATGCTGGGACAAATCAAGATGGGAACCATCTGATTGAAAAACCGTTGGCGGTGATTGCACAACCTAACCACCAAACACAACAAGTACAAATTGGGTTTGCGCCGTGGTGTGTTGGGAACGACAAAATTACTGAAACGGTTCTTCGAGACTGTATTTTGGCATTAGATCCGTATGAAGCAAACCCAGAACTTGAAAAAGGCTACATGCAAACTACATCAAGTATTGCTTTGCCTTAAGTATTGCTCATGGAGAGGTGACTTTGGCTATTATTAATTATTTGTGTGATACATGTAAGAGGGATATCGATCTTCAGCAAAACAAAGAGGGGGTCGATATGTTTGGGCGGTGCATTATTACGGATGGGTGTAAGGGTAGACTGCATCAGGTTAAAGTTAAGCCTGATCATGTGATTGGACAGTTAACCCCTGATGTTGCTGGTTTGAATAATTGGGTACCTAGAAAGATTTTGTATGATCACAACCAACCATTATCTTCAAGTACGTGGAAAATCAAACACAACCTCAACAATCAACCATCGGTTCAAACATATGTGTATTTAACTGAGGATGATTATCTAAATGGTGTGTTAACAGAAGTTACTCCCGAATTAACGACAGTAATTGATGCAAATACCTTAACTGTTATGTTTACTACTCCAATGAGGGGGGTGGCGCAGTGTATTGCTCGATCTACTTCTACTGGTGATGTTATTGTTACCACAGAAGCTGTGGCAATTACTTTAACTCAAATCTCTATGACTGCAGGTGCAAAACAATATATCACAATTGCCACATTGGATTCATCGTCTAGTGAGTTTGATATGGAAATGCAATTTTTATCTCCTACAACGTTCGAGCCAATTGCTGACCTACTCACAATAACGTTTAGCGAACAACCTTTTGGACAGCCTGGGGAACTAACTCCATGGTTTGGAGCTCTTAAAATTCTAATTAGTGGCAAATCCTACACACTCCGTACAGCTGAAATTGATCCAGTTGGAATTCCAACTGGATCAAGTTTTTACTTCCTTAACGTTCCTGAAAGACGGGATACGTTTATAATGCTTACCAAAGCCCCATACACTTCGTTCGATCGCATACTTGATAACGTCATTGACATGAATGATATTAATGAAACGAATGCCACTAGTGCGGCACTGTATACAGACAATCAACTGTTTCTTTCTGATGCTTTATTTGAGCCAATTTATCCTAACATTCGTTTCATATAACACCTTTGATCTTTCACTTGAGTTGAAGTATGCTCACACGCTGCAAGTGAAGGGAGAATAATAATATGAATACCGCAAAACAGAAATTGTTGTTAGAGTACTCAATATCATCGCCTGATGTGTTTGCTTTATGTTCGTCAATCCTAAAGACAGGTTATTTTGATCCAGAACTACGACTTGCTGTTAATTTCATCCACGAATACTACGAGGAGTATAATACAGTACCAGATACAGAACAGATTGTAGCTGAGACAGATGTTTTACTGAAGTATCACGATGGTATCACCAAAGACAAAGTCGAATATTGTTCATACGAAATAGAAAAATTCTGTAAGCGGAGAGCAATTGAAGAAGCGGTTCTTGCCTCACCTGCGTTGATCGAAAAAGGAGATTATGGTCAGATTGAAGAATTATTAAAGGCGGCATTAACAGTGTCATTGCATACAAATTTGGGGATTGACTTCTTTGATGATGTGAAAGCACGGTTAGAAGGTAGACAACAAGAGGATCTATTCTATTCATCTGGATGGGACGAATATGATAAATTTACAAATGGTGGGTTTGCAAGAAAGACAATAACACTTTTGTCTGCAAACTCTGGTGGTGGTAAATCAATTACACTGTCAAATGCTGGAATTAATTTGATGAACCAAGGTCTAAACGTATTGTATCTTAGCTTAGAACTATACGAAGATATGGTTGATGATCGTTATGTTCAAATGTTTACAGGAATTGACAAAAATAACTTTGGAAAAAGAATTCCTGAAATTGAACAATTGGTTGAGGAAAATAAATCCGGCGGAACACTGACTATCAAGTATATGCCCGCTGGATCCTGTTCAACTGATTTTCGGTCTTACTTAAAAGAGTTTGAACTAAAGAAGGGATTCGTTCCAGACGTACTAATCGTCGATTATCTTGATATTATGGGTTCAAATGAAAAGATATCTGCTGATAATGTGTTTGAAAAGGACAAGCAGTCGACGGAGCAGTTGAGAAATATTCTAGTCGATTATAATATGATTGGACTTACTGCGTCACAACAAAATCGGGGAGCAATTGAAGCAGGCGAACAAGGCAAATTAAATCAAAGTCATATTGCTGGTGGTATTTCGAAGGTGAATACCGTTGATGTTCATGTATCAATTATCATGAGTGATGTGATGAGAGCAAAGGGCGAGATGGCGATGCAATTCTTAAAAACAAGATCCAGTGATGGTGTTGGTAATACCATTTACTTAGACTGGCATCGAAATTCGTTGCGGATTACCAATCCAAAAGCAAAGCAGGAGACAAGTGGGTTGAAGTTACCGGAGAAAGAGGCAGGTGGACGAAATAATTCCTTATTGGACCTAATGGACATAAGTTGAATTGTGAGAGATTGTATGGACGAATTAATAAAATTTGGAATAATAAAAGATAATCAGATTAATTCTAATGCAAGGCTTATTGTTGACAAAAATCCACATTTAAAACAAATAATTGAAAAGCTAACCCCGTTCATTACTGAAGACTTTGTCAGTTCATTGTCAGAACGGTTGTATTGTTTAAAAAATAAAATTCAACCACCACTATGTTTAACATGCAAGGTTGTGACGACAAAACGTCAAAAATCTACTCGAAAGTATGCTAAATATTGTAGTCGGAAGTGTGCTCGTGGCGATTCCGCCACACAGGCAAAAATGGTCACTACTAACAATCAACGGTATGGTGTAGACAACCCATTTCAATCAACTGATGTTAAAAACAAAATTCAACAAACTAATCTCAGAAAATATGGTGTTGGGCGAGCGTGTCAAAGCGTGGAGGTTAAAGCAAAAATTAAAGAAACTTTCGAAAGAAAGTACGGTGGACACCCCCTCCAAACCCACCAAATCAGGGAACAGATCAAACAAACAAATCTACGTAAGTATGGAGTTGCTCACTCAGCGCAATCACCTACTGTCAAGGATAAAAAAGATCAAACTATGCTAGATCGATACGGGTGCGTGTATCCAAGACAGGTAAATATTCCAGAGAGTGTGTTCACCCGATTAAATGATAAACAATGGGTGTATGATCAACATGTAATTAGGCAGAGTCCCCTATTGCAAATTGCTAATACGTTAGGGGTCAGTGTTACCATGGTCAAGACTTATTTGAAAAAACATAATATTGAACATCAATATTATTACCAATCAATTGCTGAAACGGAGATTTATAATTTTCTTGTATCTAACGTTGATTGTGTTGTCTCAGGGGATCGACGGATAATTGCACCAAGGGAGTTAGATATAGTACTTCCTGATAAGAAAATTGCTATTGAATACTGTGGGTTATATTGGCATGCTGACATACATACCCGGATTGACTCCAACTACCATCTACAGAAGTTGCTTGATTGTAATGCAAAAGGGTACCGCTTGATTACAATATTTGAGGATGAGTGGATTCAGCGGCCGGATCAGGTAAAGCGGACTTTGTTGGCTCTGTGTGGACCATCCAGCAGTGCTACCTTTGCACGTAAGTGTAGAGTTGCACCTTTGTCATCAGTTGATAAAAAACTCTTCTTTGATCGGTTTCATCTTCAACGAAATGGGCGGGGTAGTATTTCTTATGGTTTATATACAAATAGTCAACGTCTGGTTGCTGCAGTTACCTTTATCGTTCAGCAGAATGGTTGTTATACGTTAAATAGATTTGCAACGAGTGAGAGAGTTGTCGGTGGATTTGGCAAATTATTGGCACATTTTAAAAAACATAACGTTTGGAATTCGATAGTTACTTTTGCTGATCGGCGGTGGAGTGAAGGAAATTTATATGAGGCTACAGGATTTACGCTTGATAAAATATTACCACCGGATTATAGTTATATTATTGGGCAGAAACGTTTTCACAAGTTTAATTTTAGACACGAACACCTCAAAAGGCTTCTGGGGGATTCGTATGACCAAACCCTAAGCGAATCTGAAAATACAGCCAACAATAATATACTGCGAATATGGAATTGTGGACTCAAACGATACATATGTAATCGTTGACATTTAACAACTGGATGAATATAATCCGTATATTCTAATATATAAAACTATCAGAGGAGACATAAAAATGAGTGAACAATTGGAAGAACAAAAACCAGCTGAAGTTACAATTGATGGAGTTGGAACCCCACTTTCGGAGTTGGGTCCGGAAGTCCAACAAATGGTTATGATTTTGAATCGGTGGAAAACTGACCAAGAGGTTGCTATGTTGGAGAAGATGAAGATAGATGCAGCTGTTCGTAATCTGTCAGATTCAGTCGTTGCAACTGTTCGTAAGCATCGAGAAGATAAGTTGGTGACTGATGATGGGGATGAGGTGGTTGTTCCTGAAACACCCACCAGTGGGAGTGTATAGTGATTACCAATCAACTAACAAAAGTTCACTATGGTGTAGATGAAAAAAATTCTGCTCGTTTCATTATACCAACTACAAAACCAACATCTAACGTTAAAGCTATAGAAGTTACTAATTTATCAAACGTGGAACGTGAGAAGATGGTTTTACTGGTTAAGGAGTACAATCAGTACGTGAGTGACCAACAACGAACTATATTTTCGTTTGATAATTGGATTGATCATACCGGGCACGACGTTGATGTTGAGTGGCGCACGTTTAGAAGTGAATCTCTAACAGAGATCGATTAAAGCTCCAACCACCATCCAACAATACTATTAAATCACCACCCACAAATAATTTGATTTAAATATTTGTGGGTGGCAACTTTGTTTAATACCACCACTGGGGGTGTCGCCCCGGACTAACACATCTATATTACTTGCACTCTCCGTAGGATTCCATATTTTACCCAAGAATGTTGGGATTATCTGATGTGTAATATTTGTTTATCTAAAGTACAATTAAAACCTTCACGTTTAAAAGCTTCTTCGTATAAATAAAGGGAGAATTCTATACAGAGGACTGCGACATGAATTTATTAAAAGAGCTGCTAGACGAAGAGGCCGCGGTTGGGGCGACTGCTGCAGGCAGTGTTGCAGGTTTTCGTGGATCGTTATTCGGCGGAAAAGAAGAAACTCCAGATCCCGATAATGAACAGAAGCGCAAAAAGAAAAAGAAAAAGCTCAAGACGACCATGCTTACTCGTATGTTGACAACCGAAGCAGACGATGAAGCAGCTTTTGATATTACTGACGTAATGTCCAAACTCAAAGCATCCGAGAAATCAGTTGAAGTTTCTCGTGATTCCGTTCAATTTGGGTTAGAAGACGAAGATGGCCGGATAATAAAAGTATATGTTCGCGCTGAACAGGCAGGAGATTTCGAAACGGCATTGGGTCAAGCTTTGGACCAAATGGAAAATTCTACCACTGAAATTGCGGAGGTATTGTTTGGTTTGCGGGAAAAATTCGATATTATTAATGTTGAGTGGCCCGCGGTTCAAGAAGACGAAGAAGAAGAGATTGACCTCAAGGGAGATACTAATCCTGAAGATGATGCGGAAGGAGAAATGGATGCTGACGTTGAGGTTGATGGTGAGGTTGGGGTTGATAGTGGGGTTGGGGTTGATAGTGAGGCTGATGCAAAAACTGCCCTTCAATCTGTTATTGATATGATGAAAGCAGATGCTGATGCTCGAAAGGCTGAGGCAAACGCAAAAAAGGCTGCAGCTGATGCAGACTCAAGTAAATATGCAGCCCAATCTGCAGAGGCAAAGATTAAAGGGGAAGAAGAGGTTCTTGACATGGAAACCTACAATGCTGAGAAGGCTAAAAAGCAGAAAGAAGCGAAAGCACTTTCTAGCCTGGCGAGATATCGGCACGAAAAGGCCCGTGATGCTGGCGAAGAACTTGATGCAGGAGACGAAACAATCGGTACAACAGTAAGTGGGAGTGAGGAAGAAGAATACGATCTAACCGACGATGCGGGTATGGATTCAGAGAAATATTTGGCGTATGTCATCAAGCATTTAAAAGTTCAAGCATAAGGGAGCGAGGCAATGGTAGAAGAAAGATTAGGTGGTTTTTCGTTAAGAAGCACTTTAAAAAATGTTTTCGGGTTATCAGGCGAAGCAATCGACAACGTTATTAGAGTTATTCAGGACAAAGGTGAAGCTGGAACAATGAAAATTCACCTAAGTAAGTTGAGTGGAGATGCACGGAGACGGATGAGCCTAGCTGTTTCAGCGGCCGTTGACTCACAGAACAACAAGGATAGCGAAAGTCGGAACGAAAAACCCAAAGAAGACCCAAAAGAAAAACCAAACGAAAAACCAAACGAAAAACCTAAAGAAGATACGAAAGAATCTAAACTCGCTCCTTCGTTTAAAGCGTTCTTAATAGACATGGCTATGGCTGATGATGAGCAAGAGCGTAGTGTTACTGTTAAGATGAACGACGAAGATATCAATCGTATTAAAGATCCAATTAAACGGCGGGAGGCAAGAATGCAATTGCGTCGTAATAAAAATCCCAGCGCGAGGCGGCGTACCAAGCGGGAACAAATCAAAAAGTTACGTCAAGAAGTAAAAGACGACAAATAGGGAGTTTCTGAATGGCATTTCTCACGAACGAAAATGTGAATTTTAATGGAGTCTTGTCGGAGTCGTTGGTGATCAACGATGTTGGTGGTATTAAATATTTGATTGTGCACGACATTCTAAGCAATCTCGATAAACTCCGATTTTTGAATTTGGTCAATGCTTATGGTGGAACACTCCCAATTGCTGCTCCTACAGCTGGCAAGCATGTTGTTAGTTTTGGTGGGTCTGTTGCAGGTGGTGATCTTACCGGTATTATTGGTAGTGGAGAGTACCGATTACTAGTCAACGTCGATGGGACAGACTATGATATGACGTTTGATGGGAATATCCTTACTACATTCACAGATGTGTTAGTGGCGATTAATGGAGTGGTTTCTGGTGTTGCTGTTGCTTCGATTGATGGTGGTGATGTTAAGATTGAATCACTATCGACAGGAGTGGGTTCTACTGTTCAGATAAGCTTTGTTCACTTTTTTAATCAGATGAATGGATATGTTGAGGTCCCACGTTACAGCTTTCCGGGGGTAACTACATTTGAAGAAGCTCTCCGACTTAACACCATACCAGATCAAGGCGAAACATTTTGGAACACATATCACTATATGATCCGACCGATTGGGGCTAAGCCTGATTTAGTTTCTGGCAATAGCACTACAGTGTATTGGGATGGGGCAGTGTGGAGACGGTTGGTTGATGATGTTGCACTCGTATAAAGGAATAAATTATGAGCATGACTTTTAAAGAATTTTTGGTTGAAGAGTGGTTACACGAAGAACCTGTCTGTGAAGAGGTGTGGGTTGATGGTGGTGATGTTGAAATCACCGAAGATCAATTATTTGAGGCTCTTCGAGACGGAGAATCGGTGCTATTCGAAACAGATGAAGACTTATTTGAGGCAGCCCAACGGGCGTTCAAGCGATTAGGTCAGTCAATTAAACGATACTACCGTTGTAAGGGTGGGCCAAAGGATGGTAAGATGGTGTCTGATCCAAAATCATGCGCCCAGCGTAAAGATCCTAAAAAAGTTCGTCATGGTCGTAAAATCGCGAGGACCAAAAAAGGTGTTCGAATCCGTAAAACAGCTATTAAGAAGAAACAAGCAGTAAGTCGTATGGTTGCAAGGATGAATGCACGGTTGACTGGACGGAAGATCACCACAGCAAAAAAACATGCGGCACCTTATGGAAAAAAAGCAACGACATAGTACACTGCTCAATGATATCCATTGGTTATCCACGCAATATATAGATAATCGATTCAGTTCATACAAAATCGCTAAATTGGTTGGTACTTCTAGTAGTGTGGTGCTGCGATATCTCCGTAAACACAACATCCCAATTCGATCTCGTTCAAATGCGCGGGTTGTTGACATTACTACGATTTCAGAAGCAGAACTCAACGACCAATACTTAATTGCTAATAAAACAATTGAACAAGTTGCAAAACATTTTGGTGTGCACCATCGAACTATTACTAAGTATATCCAGAAATATAACCTCTACAAACTAAAGCACCAACAATTCGATAATACATTAGACGATCTGAACTGGTTGTCCGATGAATATGTCACGAATAATAAGTCGTCGATAGAGATTGCCAGTGATTTGGGTACCAACAAAACTACAGTACTTCGATATTTGAAAAAATATTCAATATCAAGACCAAAGAAACTCATTCACGTTGACCGAAACCTTCTTCACCAACTTCATGTCGATGATAAAATGACAGCTGAGCAAATTGGTATACGGTTTGGATGTTCTCCTACTTGTGTTTTGCGGAAAATGAACGAACTAGACATAAAAATCCGACACAACTACCATCGATCGTCTGGAGAGCAAGAGATTTCAGACTTTCTAACTTGTAAAAGTGTGGATTTTACTACCAATGATAGGGAGATTATCAGCCCACTTGAACTGGATTTTTATTTACCAGAATATAAGCTCGCAATAGAATACTGTGGGTTGTATTGGCACAGCACACGACATCCACGAATTAACTCCAAGTATCACCAACGAAAACAGCTATTATGTGCTGATCATGGAGTGCATTTGTTGACAATTTTTGAAGATGAGTGGTTACAGAAAAAATCTATCGTTAAATCCAAGATCACACATCAACTAAAACTATCCAATGATAGTGTGTTTGCGAGAAAATGCACAATACGGCCTGTTTCAACCTCCATAAGACGGAAGTTCTTGGACAAATATCACATTCAGGGTGACGGGTGTGGAAGCATTAATTATGGATTGTACCACGATGCGGTGTTGGTTGGTGTTATTAACTTCATCCAGCGGCCCGGAAAGGTATTCGAATTAAACCGATATGCGACGGTGGTGACGGTTGTTGGTGGGTTTTCGAAGCTACTTGCTCACTTTAAACGAACCATAGATTGGGACTACATCTTTACATACGCTAATCTGCGGTGGTCAAGTGGAGATGTGTATATTAAGAACGGGTTCACAATGGAAAAAGTTACAACACCAAATTTCTTTTACGTAGATACTGCGAACACAAAGAGGATCACCCGACAGACATTTCAAAAACACAAACTTTCAAAGATATTGAAAGCATTTAACCCCAAACTCACCGCCGAAAGCAATGCTGCCATAAATAATTGGTATCGAATATACGATTGCGGGCATCTCAGATATGGTATACATAATATATGACCTTTAAACACACCAACATTCCACAGTTTGAAGAATTGGAGGCTGCGACTACCGCTAATGGTCGATGGTATACAGTGCCTACAGGAAAGAAGTATGCTTCTGTTACCACTATTCTGGGATCCAAACCAAAACCGGCCATTGAAGAATGGCGGAATTCACTTGGTCCCAAAAAGGCTGATAGAGAAACAAAGCGTTGTTGTGATCGTGGGGAGGCTGTTCATTTAATGGCTGAACATTATTTAAACAACACCGAAAATCCAACCAAAGGTCACACTGATGCAAACATTAAGTTGTTCAATCAACTTAAATTCCGACTAAATAAAATTAACAACATTAGAGCTCAAGAGATCCCAATGTATTCCCATTCATTACGCACAGCGGGGAGAGTTGATTGTGTTGGCGAATATGATGGTGTGTTGTCAATTATTGACTTTAAGACATCAAACAATAACAAGGATGACAAGACGATCCTGGATTATAAATTGCAGTGTACTGCATATGCGCTGATGTACGATGAATTGTTTGATGTTCAGATAAACGATTTTGTTGTGTTAATTGCGGTTGAGAAAGGTATGATGCCGTTGATGTTCCGTGAAAAAGTGGACAATTATATTGAGCTGTTACTCGAACGAATAAATACTTTTTACAAAAAACAAGGAACATACTAATGAAGGTGGCAGATATTTTATCAGAGCAACGGTTAATTCAATCACCAAGTGTTGGCAAAATAACGCCTGAACAATTACAAGCGAAGATTGTAGAATTAGCTGCTACTGTTTCTCGATTGGCTAAAGAGCAATCACCTGACAAATTACAAAACCTGACTTCAAAAACCGCTGCATTGCATGAACATGCAGTTGCACTCGTGAAGTATTACAAGGATATGGCTTGATGGAATTCAAATCTCTCGAACAACTAATCCAAGTGTTTACGACTGGTCGTATTGACTCCCTACCACCCTTTTTTGTTGTTGGTGGGATCAAATATGACAGGTATGAAAGCACCAAGTATGATATGTTTCAGTTGGCTGCTGGTAAAAAACCAATGGCTATTTACAACCTAAACAGAGAACCGGGTAATGTCGATAAATATGAGAAGTTACATACAAAGGCAGAGGACCCGACAAGCTTCCAAGACCGGTTAGTGTTTGTCTGGACCATGATTCGACTACGGTTACGGCCAGCAATTGTTAAGTTTGTTTCAAGGGCTCGAATGGGACAAGTTATTGTTAGGGAAGTGGCAAACGATGAAAATAAACTAACACTGGATAAAAATAAACTTATAGGTGACGCTGTTGATGTAGTATTAATCAACTTTAATGGTGGGCAACCTATTAAAGGCAAGGTCGATACTGGGGCATCAATGTCCTCTCTGCATGCCGAAAGTGTTGAGATTGTCGGCTCTTCGGGACTCGGCTCCGATCTCGTTAAGTTTACCTTCGAAGGTAAGAGGTATAAGATGACTCTCCAGGATAACCAAGCTGTTCAAACGGCTGATAATGGGGTGGAGAATCGTCCATTAGTTCGGTTTAACATCAAAGTTAACGATATTGTTTTGAATGATGTATTGATAAATCTCAACGATCGAAGCGATATGCCATATAAGCTATTGGTCGGTCAAAATATATTGGAGAAGGGTAAATTTTTAATCGATCCTACCGTTAATGAAGAAATGGAGAAGGTTGATTGGGATATGCTTCAAGAGGAATTTGCTGATTTGGAAGTTATTGATGATTCCGAGTTTGATGTCGAAGCCCTTCAGGATGCTATTGCTGTTTTGAACCACCTTATGGAAGTTCCCTTTGACCCAACCTAGTAATTCTCCAGCATATATAATTATATGCAAGCAAATAGCCCATTTAAGGTATATTCAGAATTCTTAAGCCCACTTCAATGTGAACATATAATCGATGATTTGGATTTAACCTATCCCGATATCACGGACAACTTAATTCCCTGGACAACTCTTCATAATAATGATGCAGAGGAGTTGATCTTCAACAAACTTCAACCACTTATCCCAGAAATTGAACATCACTACGGTCTAAAGTATCGGGGTTCAAAAGAGATGTTGTTTGAATGGTACCCCACTGGGGCGGAGGGTAACTTCGTATGTGAAAATAGCAAGCGGGTGAACGATAAGTGGGCAAGAGTTTACGATCGAGACATAACTTGTATGTTATTTTTAGTTGACTACCATGACAAGGAAGATTTCAACGATGATTGGGAATGTTATGGTGGGAAGTTGGAGTTCCCGCAACACGGGTTTGGTTTTCAACCACAGCGCGGTACGTTAATTATTTACCCAAGTGATCCGCATTTTATCAACATTACAACGTCAGTGGCGGCAGGAGACCTGGTCCAAGTTCGTTGGTCGATTGCCGCTCAGAAACCATATTTGTATGACCACACAGGCTTTCCTGGCGACTATACTAATTGGTTCATAGACGTTGACTAGCAATTGCGTCTATCGTATTATTACAACGATAGTTTGTTGGTGTGGCAATTGATTAGGAGTAGTGTGAGTGATTAAATTGATTTGTGGGATACTCTTACTCCCATCTATTGGCTTTGGTGCGGTGGGAATGAACAGTGAAGTTGACTGCATGGCGTACAATGTATATCACGAAGCTAGAAATGAAACACTTGAGGGGCAACTTGCGGTGTTTTTTGTCACTATGAATCGAGTGGCAAGTAAATCCTACCCAAACACCATTTGTCATGTGGTTACACAAATTACACGACACCGGAAAACCGGGCGGCGTGTTGCGCAATTCAGTTGGTATTTGGATGGCAAATCCGATACTCCATACAATAAAAATTTATACAATATTATTCATGCCTGGGTTGCTGATGCAATAAACCACACAACACTGTTACAGGACAATACTGGTGGGGCTTTGCATTATCATGCAAACTGGATGAAAAAGTTTCCCGAATGGTCAACAAGGATGAGAGTATCGGCCAGGATCGGATCGCACATATTCTATGCTAAAAAATAAAACCAAAAGACCTTAATGTTGGCAGTTGATCACCGTTGCTTTTGTGTGCGTGTGAATAAGATAATGGCATCTAGTAATTATAACAATAAGGAGAACCTAATGACACACGTAACCGTCCCATCAAGCGTTGAAGATCGTAAAAAACTCAAGATGATGATTTCTGAGATGACTCATTGTATGCAGCGTATGGATATGGAGAAGGAATCCAAGAAAGATATTGCTAGTGAGGTAAAAACACAATTTGAACTTCCGACCAAAATGATTAACAAGCTCGCTTCAACCATGTACAAGCGTAACTATGAAGACCTCCAGTCTGAAAACGAAGACTTTGAAATTATCTACGAAACGATTGTTGAAGGTAAGAGTGTAGAAGAAGAAGACTAGCTGTGTCATATCTCTCTGCAGTCTTTGATCGTAAGGTCGAAAAAGTAATAGTGTGGGAGCGTAACAAAGATGGTCGCACGCGAGTAGAATACGACCCTCCATACTACTTCTATATTCCCCATGAGGATGGGGAGCACACAAGTTTGTTTGGTGACAAATTGCTTCGTTGTGACTTTGAGTCGAACAGTGAATTCTATAATGCTAGGAAGTTTTATAAACAAGATTATGAATTGTTTGAGTCAGACATTCGTCCTGAACTAAAAGTACTATCAAAAAATTACTTCGAAGCTCCCGCTCCTACATTACACACAACGTTTTTCGATATTGAGGTTGATTACGATAAAGACAGAGGCTTCAGCAGTCCACGGACTGCTGAATCTGCATACGCTCCTATAAATGCTGTTGCTTTTTATCATGACTGGTTGGACAAATATGTTATTCTGGTTGTTCCACCATTAGTACATGAGGATAAGGTCCTTGCAGAGCGACACGAATCCGAATGGACGACGGATGCCCTGCTTAAGGAGATTAACCTTCGAGAACCGTTGCCAGTTGACATGACATTCGACCTGCAAATATGTAAAGATGAAACCGAATTATTAGAAAAGTTGCTGGTTGAAATTAAGGATAGTGATGTCTTGTCCGGCTGGAACAGTGACTTCTTTGACATTCCATACGTCGGCCGACGTCTTAAAAAGAAGCTTGGTGAATCTGGATTACGTTCGTTAAACTTTGACATGCGTAATTTTGAAATGCATGCAAAAACTCCAGAAGATATGCACGTAGATAAGCCTTATCGAGGCGTGATGACAAAGTATGGTAGTGAAGCTGTAACACTCGATCTTTCCGGACGTGTTAAACTTGACTACATGGAATTATTTCGAAAGTTTGAAATGGAGGAGCGTCCTTCATATAAATTGGAAGCTATCGCTGATGAAGTTGTTCCAGAATTACCAAAGTTAGAATATGAGGGATCGTTGCACGGATTGTTTCGTGATAACTTTCCAATGTTTGTTCGATACAACATCCGTGATACAGAAGTGCTACATGGATTCGAACGCAAGCTTGGGTACGTTGCTCTCGCAAATGAAATGGTACATTTATCTACAGGATTATTTCAACATATTCAGGGAACGATTGCACTAGCTCAACAATCGACAATTAACTATTGCCACTACAAATTAGATGTCGTTGCTCCTGATTCAAAACCCCCACCCGAAGTTGCATTTGATATGGAGGGGAATCTTACTAGTGGTAAGATTCAAGGGGCGTGTGTCTTACTACCACAAGTTGGGTTACATGAGTATATTGGGAGTGTTGATATTAAATCTCTATATCCAAGTGTTATTCGTTCACTTAATATCAGCCCTGAAACTATTAGAGGTCAATTCGATCAAACCACGAGAGCTCCAGAACTCATTGCAACAAATTCAGACGAAGAGCTAACACTTGTACTTGAGGGAGGCCAAGAATATACATTACCAGCATCCAGTTGGAGAAAAAAACTGAAGGATTCCAGATGGGCAGTTAGTGGTTATGGTACTGTATTCGACCAAACGGTCAAAGGGGTGATGCCGATGATACTTCAGGATTGGTATGAAACGCGGCAAGGGTATCAACAAAAGAAAAAAGATGCATTTGATGGGGGGGATACGCAAAAAGTATCATATTACGACCGTCTTCAGTACTGTTATAAAATTAAACTGAACAGTTATTACGGTGCATTAGCGAATAAATATTTCAAGTTTTTCGATCTTCGTATGGCAGAAAGTACCACAGGAACGGGGCGTATGATTTTACTGCACCAATGTGCAGAGACAGTAAAAGTACTAGACGGTGAATATATGATGCCAAATCGTAGCGAGGAACGGATTGACAGTAAGACTAAATTGCCAAAAATTCACATTGGATACCAAAACGACACATCATTGATATATGGTGATTCTGTTGCGGGTGATACTGTAATTGAAACTCAGCGTGGTAGTACTAAAATTGAAGACTTGTTTACTGAAATTGATTATGTTAAGGGAACCAAAGAATACTCCAGATGTTCCGTGTGTGCGTTGACTTACGTGGCTGATATAAAGACAAACGAATTTAGACCAATTAAATATGTCGTAAGGCATAAAGTTAACAAAAAAATGTATAGGGTGTGGTATGGGAACACTCGGTATTTAGATGTTACTCAAGACCATTCATTGATAGGATATACAAATTCGGCGCAGGAAACACCAGGGTTTGTTGAAGTTAAACCGACTGACATTGGTACCAATAGTTTGATCATTAATGGGTACCTACCACAAGCATCTAAAGATAGTAAGCATCAACTGTCCAAAGAAATGTGGCAGTTAATCGGATTTGTGGTTGGAGATGGGCATGTCGAATGTAAACAAGAGGGTGGAGTGGGGCTATCATTAGGGAGCGACGATAAAGATGAAATAATCGAAAAGATGATTGTTCCGTTAATACAACAAGGATGGTTTACTTCTATCGTTCATGTGGGAAGTGGACACGATATTCGATTATGTGGAGTTAAGGGATGGAAATTCTTACGAAACTTATTATATAAGAATAACGTAAAACAAATTCCCAATTTAACTGAAGAATATATTGAAGACATTGAACATTTTTTAACAGGATGCTTTAGTGCTGGCGGTTTTGTTGATAAGAATCACATTATTGGGGTGAGTTCAGCTAATATGGATTTTATAACGGGTGTAAATCGTTTATTAAAACTATGTGGAATTCCATCTAATTATTGGACTGAAACTACTGAAAATTCCTTCGACGGTGTATATTCAGGTACATACACGAAACGGTTAACTGTATATGATTCAGTTAAATTTGGGGATCGTATTGGGTTTATTCAGGATCAAAAAAACAGAAATATTCCAGTAATACACGGTAAACCAACTAAGCATAGAGAACTTCAAAACGGGTTCTCGCTTATTACACCCACTCTCATAGAAGAGATTCAGTCTCCTGAATTCGTCTACGATATCGAAGTAGGTGACACTCACATGTTTTATGCTAACGACTTGCTTGTCCACAACACAGATTCGTCTTATTTTAAAACTCATACTGAAAATGAAAGAGATGCAGTTCTTGTTGCTGATAGGGTTGGTGGCCTTGTTAATAGTTCTTTTCCTGAATATATGAGAAATACTTTCCTATGTGCACCCGATTTTTCCAACATTATTAGCACTTCACGGGAAGTCGTTTCTGACCGAGGTATTTTTGTCGATAAAAAGCGGTACGTATTACATATAGTAGATGATGAGGGCAAAAAAACAGACAAACTCAAAGTGATGGGGTTAGATACAAAGAAGACTACCTTGCCGAAAGTTATTTCCACCCAATTGAATAAATTCATTGAACGTTTTCTTAAGGGCGAGGATTGGAATGTTATTGCAGAGGATATTGTTGCGTATAAGGATGAGCTGCTTCAAAATGAAGTGTTGGCTATTGGTCTCCCAAAAGGTGTCAAGAAGGTTGAATACTATCTGCAACAATTGCAACTGTATGGTAGTGCTGTTCGTCTTCCTGGGCACGTAGCGGCCTCAATTTTTTACAACCAATGTTTAGAGGAGAACCACGATAAGGTCAGTCCGCCAATCACATCTGGAATGAAGATCAAGGTATATTATTTGAAGGGACAGCATTGTCGTAGTTATGGTGTTAACAAGAGTGTTCACGTCCGTAAATTTAAAAGTATTGCATTACCGACAGATATAGAAGTTGTTCCTGACTGGTTTACAAACCACTTTGTACCACAATTAGATTACGACGCCCAGATACTTCGGTTGGTCGACAAACCATTAGATAACATTTTAAAGGCTATTCAGAAAGAACCACCAACAAAGCAAAGCCTATTTGTTGATTCTTTCATAGAATTTTAATATACTCAGCCAATAGGGAGAAAAATAATAATGGTATTAGATACCAAACTGATTAACTTAATCAAAGCATCTGTTAAAACTGCACAGTTGATTGGAATTGATAGTCTTGTCATTGAAGAGAGTGGGATTCGAGCAATTGATGATGACAAGACTGTTTTAATCTTCCAAACCAGAAACATTCCAGAGTTACCGTTTAATTCAATAGCAATTAGTCGTGTTAATATATTTAATGCAAGAATTGCTGTTGTTGAAACACGCAAAAATATGATAATCGAAGCTGTTTTAAACGGGGGCAGTGTTCAATCATTATTACTGAAAGGTGATGGAACAAAAGTAGATTATCGTTGTGCGAATTCACAGACGGTCAGGGCACCAACATCATTGGATAAGACTGGGACGATGAAATGGGAATTTCGTATTCCGTTAAACCCCGAAGCAGTTATGATGATGGTTAAAGCTCAAACGGCGATGGGATCTGACCTGGTAACAATTGTCAGTAACCAAGACGGGGTTGCGTTTGAGATGATTGATAATACTAATGATGTATTTTCATACAATGTTACAAACCAAGTTGAGAGTTTGTTTGTTGGTACCGACCCGAGTTTCGTTTATAGATATCCCATAAAGACTCTCCTCTCCTTATTTAAACAAGATACAGAAGGAACGTTTGAGATTGCTAATAATGGCTTCTTGAAATATGCAGTTAATGGATTGGATGTAATCGTCTTACCAAAGGTATGAACCATTATGAAAAAGAAAGTTGATTGGAAGGATAAAGAGTTAATTGAAGGGGCACTAACACAGTCGAACAGTTATAGTGATACCTTGAGAGCCTTGGGGTTAAAAGCCGTCAGTGCAAACACTGTAACATTGAAAAAGTACATCAAACATCACGGTCTTAGTAGCGATCATTTTGATGAAGCGAGTAGCTTCCATCGGAAGAAGGGGATTGTTACAGAAACTAAAGAACCACATGTTGAGATTATTGGTGATGGAATTGATCCGAAAAAAGGCATCAAGATGGAACTTGATTGGAACGATGCATTTATTGATTACCTGAAAGCAAATGGTTACAAGGGTACAGATGAAGAAACTATTGTCCAATTGTGGATCACACATTTGTACCAAAATATGATGGAAAGCATGGCTAATGACGATACAAGTGAGTTTGCGGGGTAATACCTTCCATCGAACTATAAAATAATACTGAGCGATTTATAATGAAAATACTCACGGTTGACATAAGCAACATTCTCTACAGAACTTTTTTTGCAAATAAGGCGGAAGACGGAAAAACTATAGCTGGATTGGCACAACACAGAGCGTTGACTACATTAAACAAATATTATAAACAATTTCGTCCTGATGTGCTGGTTCTTGCGTTCGATCGTCCTAACTGGCGTAAAACATACACCAAGTCGGGTGGTTGTCTTACGTGGAAAATATATAAGGGACAGCGTCGTAAGGGTATGGCACCGTCACAAAAAACAAAATATGAACTTTTCTTGGAACATTTAACTGAATTCGAAACAATGATGAGAATCCACACAGCTGTTGTTTGTTTGGCCGCAGATGGTCTGGAGGCTGATGATTTAATGGCGGGTATTGCTCAGAAGTTTGGTGACAATGATACAGATGAAGTTATTTTGGTCAGTTCCGACAAAGATTTAATGCAACTGCTTCGACACAAAAACGTAACATTATTAAGTCCTGATACTGGTAAAAATAGAACGTTGGATGATTACGACAATGATGCAGATTACTTTATGTTTCAAAAATGCTTCAGGGGGGATGCGGGTGATAATGTCCAGAGTGCATATCCCAGGATACGTTCAACGAAAATTCGTAAGGCATATGATGATCCGTTTTTTTGTGTTAACTTAATGAACGAAACGTGGACAAATGAAAACGGTGATGCAGTATTGGTTCGAGATATGTTTGATGAAAATAAGCTGTTAATGGATCTAACGGACCAACCTGAATCTATTCGCAAGAAGATGGATGCAACTATAGAGGAGGGATTATCTAATCCCGGGGCTTACTCACATTTTCACTTCTTAAAGTTCTGTGGAAAGTATGATCTTAAGCGTATTAGTGAACAGGCTGAACTCTTTGTTAAGATGTTAAGTTAGGCGTAAATACCCTCTGTACCACCGTCAAAGTAATCGTACAGAGGGATAGAATTATGGCATCATAATTCTATTATACACCTCCTACCAACAACTCTCCCAACTGCAACAGACCCGACAAAATTAACAACCAATTCCATGCTATTATGATATAAACCAGAACCTGCCAAAATTTTCTTCCTTTGTATTTTTTTGCAGACCTATACAGACCCACTAACACAAATACAAAGTACACCGACGATACCACCACAAACATTAGTACATATGACAGTGGTATAGAGTCTACTATAGCATTAAGCACAACACCCGGGGCCCAAAACCAAACCCAGAACGTGACTACCATTGACACGTCCCCGTTCCAAACCCTATTTAGTATATTCGTTTTATTCACAGTACTCATTGTTTAATCCCTTGTAATATGAAGAAATTGGCAGAATGCTTTCCCTCAACAACCCTCACTATCACGCCTCTAGTAGTTAGGGTCAACAATGAATTGGATATTAATGAATATAGTTCAACTGTTAGGCACACCAAGAGTGTGTCTTAGTGCCCCCATTATACGGGATTGCTAGACTCTTCTCAATGAGCATAGTAGCAATGTCCACCCCCGAGATTTTTACATCCGCTACAATTCGTGAACCGAACTTACCCCACTTGAAATTCTCAATTTTCATCCTTGATGCACCTGTATTAGCAATTAATTCTTGAACTATTTTTTTCGCTTTCAACGCCAATTTCGCTTCCTTGTCACACTTAGATCTCCCAAGTTTACCCGTAGTTGCATAGCTTTTTGCTGGTAATTCAGGTGTGTCTATTCCTCTAATACGAATACTCACAAAACGTAGCTCGTCTGGTAGCCTGCGGGCGCTGAAGTGGGTTTTTATTGTGTCTCCGTCGTAGACCGAATCAATAGGCATCAACATATAACTACCTGCTTGTGTACCCGACACAAATAATGCTGTAATTACAAATAATATTGTTTTAATCATGGGTATTCCCTTAGGACTATTAATCATCTCGGTTATCTTCTTCTAAAATTTCAACATCTTCTGGTTTCTTACTACCATTCCAAAACGTCGGTGATTTACTAAAATCTCTACTGCCCTTTCCATATAATCCGAATACGGCGGCGCTTGCGCCAACAATAACAGCAACCAAACTTGTCAGTGATGTCGGAGGGCCTAAAATATCGACTACCTGACAAGCAATTTCTGTTGCTGCAGGTAGTTGCTGGCCTTGATCTAACAGTACCTTTAATACAGCAGCATCACAATCAATCTTTGGAATATCATCGTAAGCAAGGAAGTACCACACCATGTATCCTACAAGATAACCATAGCCTCCTATGATTACTCGTGGAATAATACGCCAGGCATCAATCATTTCAGCAACTGACAGCTGAATTTTACGAAATTTGTGTAAGTTACTATCGAATCTGTCCATTTGTTATACTCCTGTTCCTTTAAGTATAAATATTTACTAGAATTGGAGTATAAGGAGAATAAAATATGCCAGCGGCCGCACGTTTGACAGACTTTCTGTCCGATCATCCAGCAAATAAGATCGTAATTGCAAGTGGTAACGTTTTTACAAATAATTTGGCTGCGGCACGGTTAACGGATAAAACTTCTGGGCACCCAGGGTGTCCACCGCCTGGTACTATTGTTGTTGGTAGTGGTAATGTTTTTATCAACAATTTAGCTGCTGCCAGATTAACCGATTCACAGTCTCCGCATTGTGGGCATCCAGCTGTAATTGCAAGAGGTTCGGGGAATGTGTTCATAAATGGCTGACTACAAATATAAACCAAAATTTATTCCCGGGCCGCCTCCTTGTGTCATAAAGTCATATAGCCTCACGCGGGGGCGCGTGCTTGCTGGTGGTGCTGCGTGGAGAAATAAGTTTATCGGTCAACACACTATTAATATTCAATCAGCGTGGTTTACTAATACCTTGAGTAGTGGTCAGCCTGTTGGGGCATTAGTACCCACCAGCGATCAAGCTAGTGTTAATAGTGTTCGTGTTATTGTAACTGGGCCGGATCAAGATAATGTTGAACAAATCAACACATACTGGGCTGAACAAAATTATAATAATGGAGGCGGTGACCCCTTGCTTGCGTTTTGGACCAGCGCCATACCGGCATTAAGAACCTTAATTAATAATAACGACCCCATCTTATCGATCCCCGTTGAAGATGTTCAATTGCCTTTTGCTCCCACTGATCAAGGCGTGAACTTGGGCGAATTTAATACCGACACCATTTCTACTGGAGAAGCATTACCCACAGCACCCGCTAAAATTGCTAAGATACGTACAGGATTTATTTTTTCTCTCATCAACATTATTGAGAGTGAAACTGAGACAATAGACAATGGTGCCTTGACTGTTATTGGTCAGGTATTTGAGTGGAATGGCTTTCGTTGGGTCCCACTTGATTAGATTGGTAACCCATTTTTAGATCACCGTAAATATTAGGAAATATAACCAATAACGGAGACAACAATCATGCCAGCAGTAATGCAAGATTCAAAATACCCCCACATTAAATGGATTGATCTCCAGGATGATGGTATAATGACCGAATCCGCAATTATGCGGGTTGATAAATCAAATGCTGATGTTTACTTTTTCCCCTTGACTGCACTCGACGAGATTGACCGCAATCGATTGTTTGATATCGTCACAAGTCGTAATGCTTCAATGTTCGAATTATGGGATTTGATGAAGAATACTACCCTCAACAACGGTGTTAATGCACTTTCTTATTTCCACCAACTGACCAAAATTCGTACGGAAGGTGGTAGGATTATTGAGATGGTAGAGGGCCGGCGCGGCACGATTACTACTCGCGTAATGCCTGGCGCTAAGAAAAAGGTTGTGAAAAAGAAAAAGTAATTAATAATGGCATCATCAATCGATGATGCCATTTTTTCCCTCATCCGGTTCAACACTCTTCCGACAATGGTTTTTGTCAATCATATGCAAGAACTTACATGTAAATTCCGCAAATTTATAGCGGGTGGAAGTAGTTGGGTACTCTAACCACTTTCCTAATCGGCTACTAATTGTTTCATCTGGATCGCCAAAAAGTACTGTATTGAACAGCTGGTCCAATGAAATTAATATATTCCAAAAATATTTTTTAAGCATGGTGGGCTCCTTAGTACCCTATTTATGGGAATTGTACAAATCGATGCGGCAGAACAATTAGCATTTCTCGTTATAGTTGCAATACTAATACCCTGTTGGTACTGTGGGATCCTCGTCCCCATGTTATTTTCTCTCCTATTCTTATTTGTGATAGAAGAGTTGGGCCGGACTATAAGTAGGGTTAGAGGAAAATATCTACAATAAAGATACGGTTATAGTGTAGTTAATCGTCAACGTGCGTGAGGCACTTTTTAATACTGGATTGAATATCACATGAGTTAACATACGTTCCCCCTCATTTGTCGGAGTAACCGCATCGTTTGCTATACCGGCTTGTGATCCTGGAACTGCACTTTCAATAACATCAAAATCTTGCAGGTTACTGAAAAGTGGTAACCCAGTAGTGCCTAACCCGTCTAATAATTGGATTGTAGATAAACTGCCGGTTGATAAACTTCTGAACCGAAATTTATTATGTCCTTCAGCGGCGAAAGATCCTGTTTCTTGGCCATTAACAGTTTGTGCGCCTGACCCTAGTTCTACTATTGAGCTTCCAACCGGTAACTGTCCTTGGATAATAGGTAATAAATCTTGGTACGTGATGATCCCACCTGAACCTGACCCTGAATTAAAGAGGATTGTTGCTGGAGATGATCCGTCAATACCAATTTGAAATTCATAATCAGTACTTAATAGTAACCCCGTGTTTGATGCTGGTACTTTTGAACCAACATTGACATCTTGATAACCCGCTGTAGCAACCTGTGGTAGTCCAGTTGTAAACAACCCAATTTCATCAAACATGTATGCGCCTTCAGTGTCGACACTACCTGTATCATTGATCAATTGCCCTGCTGGCTCTCCAGCATTCAACGTTACTTGAACCCGAATTTCCGAAAGCGTTCCAACCGGACGGCTGACTACACCTAAACCATCAACATTATGTGCTGAGAATGAAGGATCTCCTGATGGATTTGTCCCAGGACCTGAACCAAAATCCGGATTCTCTGTTTCAATCCCTGCCAGATTTATATTCTCATTTACAACTTCTGAATACGTTTCGTTGTACAGATTTGATTGCCATCCAAGCCCATCATTAACGCCATTATTTGGTGAGTTGAATGTAATCGATTGGGCTGCATCAATATTTGTTCCGCCGTTTCCAAAAGCCATTCGCTCAATAAAAAAATTATTTTCATTGGATAATGCTCGGGAAATTACTCTTGCAAGGTTTTCTGGATGTATCGCGTTTTTCTTATCTACGAGAACTGACCCCAGATCATCAACGATCCTCACGTGGCCTGCTATCTTAACTGCCAGCCCTTCTTTCATAATCCATACTCCTTTGACTTTATCCGTTATTTATGGTGAATAACATATCGGAACTTTCCACAATCCCAAATTTGTATAATTAACTGTTGTGTTACTTACCAAGAAGCAGTATATTATATGATGTCATGCAGGGCTAGTTTAAATGGAAAAACATCAGCTTCCAGTTGAAGATGGGGTTCGAGTCCCCTAACTGCTCAAAGGAAAAGGGTGCTAATAAGCACCCTTTTCTATTATATTTTATAATATTGCTATTTTAAACAAGCGTGCCTGCTAATGTCCACGAAATTTCGTCGTGTGAACTATCAGCAGTTGCAGGTGCTTCCACAGTCAAAATATCCCCAACTGCAAATGATACAGCTGAGGGCATTCCACCAAAAGTACCTACATTACCTGTAAATGAAATGGTACCAACCTGAGAACCGTTTTGTTTTACTAAATAAACGGGTGACCCTGTTGCAGCAACCACACTTTCAGCAAAACTGCCTGCCATATCGATT